ATTTTTATTATTTTTTATTTATTATTTTTTATCAATGACGACTTCTTTTGCAATATTGCGAATTATTTTATCGCATTTTTTATTATCATCTTCTAAGGTAGAACCTCCCATGGCCTCCAATAATATATTTTGATATTCCATGTGCTTCTTAGTTTCAAAATCTTCAGATGCCGGATTTTCCTTTACCCAAAATGGAATTTGTTTTATGTTTTTATTTTCAATGCCCTTTATTGCGCGTTTAATTTTAATATTTTCGCCATTTTCCTTTTCCCACGCGTTTTTGTCTTTAATGTACAACGTTTCTCTCTTCAAATCGCTGCAATGAATCGGTCTTTTAAATACATCAAGTGCATGTAAATTTCGCATGAATATTTTGCTCATTCCTTCTACATAACCAACGCGACCGATCATATCCAAATCCGATAATTGCAACTTTATCTGTTCTACAAAGTCGCCAAGGTTGAGGGCATCTTTGCACTGTTCATTCAAGAAGAACTGCAAGTTAAACTGATTATTATTTGTATTACTGTTATTAGTTGTATTATTTATAACAGTATTTTTCTCCTTTGCGAGTTCCATTATCTGCTTATTTTGCTCAATAATAAGCTCTTTAAATTCCTTGTTTTGTTTAAGTAGCTCTACAATTATAATATTTGAAGGTAGATCAGATTCTGTTGGGGTGAAGACCGCGCTTTCGCATTTTTTCTTATGAGACCATAATCCTTGGCGATGTTTATATTCCTTACCACACTCGCAAACAAATTTCTCGGCTGTTTTTGGCGTATTTTTGTCATCATTTGTCATTCGTTTGTCATTCTTTTTATGTTTCAGTGTTAAATTGTGTCTATCCCAATCACTCTTCTTAGAGCATTTAAAGTCGCAACATTTACAAGTAAAAAAGCCGGCGGGTTTTGGCGCATTTTTGTCATTCATTTGTCCTTATTTTAAGGACAGAAAAAACGCCTAAACCCTTTTCCACAATAAATATATAAAAATTAGCGTAACAATTTTTTACGATTTTAAAAACTTTTTTAGACCATGATGCTAAGAATGGCGGAATTTTGACCCCTTTTTCATAAAACCTCGGCGGTTTTGAAAATTGGACATTTTTTTTGTCCTTTTTTGGATTTTGGAAACACTTTTGCCCCCTTTTTATTCGAATTTTCACCCCTTACTGAGAATATACAACCAAAATAATATATTCTGACTTTATTACCTATTTCAATGCGCCTATATAAGCAAAATCCTTCAGTTTAATGCGTAACTGATTAATAAGGCTTATTTTGTTATCCGTAACGAACTGACACGATAAAATTACTCGGCGCTGATTTGCACACAGCTTGGACGCTCTGTGATATAAGTAATTTCCTTCAAAACAAATGCCGTTTTCATTTAAATCTAGACTTACCACCTCATTTTTATTATTTTTGAATTCAAACTTAGTGCACGTAAGATCCGCGGTAATCGGAATCAAAACAGTGAAAAAACGGCCATCATAATAATTATAATCGTAGTGCCAATTGATCCAGTCACCTTCATTCTCATAAATTAATAAAACGCACGAAGTAGGAAAGGAAAGGTTCGTTGGATATACCTTGAATCCAAGAAGTTCTGAAATTTTGTCACAAAGTTCATTTTGATAGAAAGGTATAATGCTGTCAGAGTGTTTTACGATTTGATTTGTGGGAACCGTAACACCTGCTTTATTTGGAAGCGCGCAATTGGCAATATTTTCGGCAAAGGATGTTATTTCAACGCGTTTTTGAATGGATTTGTCCTGTAACATGGATTGAATTTCGTTCATAGAATTATTAGATAATTGAATTGGAAATTCCTTATAAAGACAAAATTTATCATTGCATTCATATTTTTTTTCAAGTTGACACGAACCAGAATTATACGCGTACACGATTGTAAGTGAAAAAATAACTAGAATGGTTATTACTAGTATTGTAAAGTATTTCATACTATAGGACAGTTTTTTCATCTATAGTATAAAACAATATAAAAAATAATACAACAATTAAGTTGCATACATGAGGCCGCAATTTCCTCCAACAAAAGTAACAACATTATATCGCTCTTCAAATGTATACAAGTCAAAATTGTAATCATAGATTCGCCAGGTTGGTTTATTAATGCCTATTATATTTCCAGTCTGGGGGTCGCAAATAGCAAGCGATTGCGCGTAAGGGTCCAGTGTTGGAATAATTGTATTAAACTCCAATTCAATTGTTGTAAATCGGCTCATGTTAATTGCTCCATAAGGTTGAATATCTAGAGGTGAGTTTGAAGTGCCATAACTGTAAAAATAAATTCCAGATTCAGCAAATCCACCTGTTCTAATCCATTTTTCTATGTAGTTGTAAACTCCGCTGGGCTGCAAATTCTCCCTATAAGATCCGTCTAGTAATATTGCCATGTTAACCAATATGCCTTTTGTATTTGCGCCGCGCGACTCACCCGTTATAAACCAACCAGTTAAATTACCGTTTGGATTTACACCGGGACCGAGATCAACAACTGTTGTGGAACCATCCGGGTTTGTTCTGATTATCTGATATGTACCACTAGTTGGTGCAGGAATTATATCGTATGGTAAATAATTATATGGCCAATTGGAATAATTTGTCCATTCATTTCTTAAATTAACATCGCTTCTTTTGAATACAAACGTCATCCCTGAAACCATTCCGATTGAATCCAGTTGCACTTTATTTGGACCAGTAACATTGTAAAATATCTGCTCTCTTACTTGTTTAAATAAATACTTTTGCTCTTGAAGCGCAAATAGTCTGGATTCTTCATTAGAAAGAAAACAATATGTGCAATTTAAATGGACGTCTGCATTCCACAAAGTTCTTTTATCCACGTAGGAATTTAATCCAAGTTCAACGTCAGGAGGGGTCTGCAAGAATCTATAAAACTGCATATACCACAAATTAAAATTTGGAGCTATATAAGGATAATTATTTGCGCTGTCATATACATCGCGAATTTGGAACAGTTCTTGAATTGGTCGCATTGTAACATTAATGTGCAGTTCATTGTATTGCAATGAGATTAATGGAAAGGCCATTTGAGTTTTAAAGTTGAACCAACTGTTTAATGGAATATATAAAGTTCGTCCATTAATTGATGGTCCTGAACTATTTGGGTTATAATAAGCATTTGGGTAAGTGTTAACGCGCGCCCCTGAATTTGCTGGGTCGTTTAATTCGGGAACATTTCCAATCATTTCATTAAATCCATAAACTTTTTTTCCGGGCATCTCGCGTTCAATCATAAGTTTCAAATATTCGCCGGAAAACTCTTGTAGTGTTTGGTTTCCGCATGTAATGGTGATGCGAGATATCATCATTGCTCCAATAGAATTAATCCATTTAAATTCATATGGAATCCATTTTCCACTGTTATAAAGTTCGGATTCTTGGTCAGTATTTGGAGGCATAATTGGGCTCCAAATATTTGGCAAGTCAACGCTTAAATAACAATCCATTAAAAGGTCTGCATATCGGGGTATTTTAAATGTGAAATTAGATTCTTCTGCTAAACGAAGAGTTTTTGCGCCTTCAAAATCAACACGAAATTTTTGTAAACCGAAATTCGTATAGCGAGCGTATGTTGCTTTGAAAAAAGTTTTTGAAGGGTTGCCATTTAATATGATATTTTGTTGTCCTTCACTGACCAATTGCATTAATCCACCAGCCATCTTTTAGATATACTATACACAAATAATTTATATTTAACTTTTTTGATTAATATTATTATATTTTAAAATTAGTATTATAATATAGTAGGACAATGGATACTACGAATAAAATGATGAATATGATGGCAAATCTTAAGGAGAACTATGTGGCGTATATGTTATTAAGCATGATTATAATCGTAATTATTGGGGCTCTATGGTATTATTTTTATATGAGAAATTTGTTGAATCGCGAGTGCAGCAATATGAGCAATCTGTTTTCTGCATTGAATGGATCAATAAAGTCATTGAACTCAAGCGATCCAAATTGTGGTTATACATTGAAAGACTATTACATTAAAACTGCATATAATTGCTGCAGTCCAGGAACTTTCAAAAATGATTATGTTTCAACATGCGCATTAAAAGACGTTTTGAAGCAAGGGGTTCGTGGTTTGGATTTTGAAATATTCTCAATAGATGATCAACCAGTGGTTGCTACATCCACGGTTGACAATAATCATATTAAGGAAACTTATAATGTTGTCGCTTTTTCTGACGTTATGAATATAGTAACAAACTACGCATTTGCGTCAAGTGGCGCACCTAACCCACAAGACCCAATAATTTTTCATTTTAGATTTAAGAGCGCCAACCAAAAAATGTATCAAAATTTGGCTAATTTATTCAAGAGCCATGATTCATTCTTTTTAGGGCCGGCTTCAAGCTTTGAGCAGAATGGAAAGAACTTTGGCAATACAAAATTGATGGATTTAGTGGGAAAAATAGTTGTTATTGTTGACAAGTCAAACAATGCTTTCATGGATACAGAAGATTTTTACGAATATGTGAACATGACAAGCAATTCTATATTTATGCGCGCATTGCATTATTATGATGTGAAAAATACACCGGATTTAGTTGAATTGCAGGACTATAATAAGCAAAATATGAGCATTTCAATGCCGGATATTGGCGCTGATCCACCGAATCCAAGTGCGATTGTTTGCAGAGAAACAGGTTGCCAGATGATTGGAATGATGTATCAGAAGAATGACATAAATTTACAGGAGAATAATGCATTCTTTGATAAATGCGGATACGCGTTTTGCTTGAAACCCGAAAAGCTAAGATATATTCCAGTTTATGTCCCAGAACCTCCTCCACAAAATCCTGCTTTGTCATTTGAAACGAGAAGCGTTAAGAGTGATTATTATGCGTTTAATATCTAATCAACCTTTGAGAAAGGTTGAGCCAAATCAAATCAAATCAAATCAAATCAAATCAAATCAAATCAAATCAAATCAAATCAAATAAAATCAAATAAAAATTATTGTATTATAAAAAATAAAATAATACAATAATATAATATGCACAAGACAAGAAAAAACAAAAAACAAACAAACAAAAAATTAACAATTTGTAAAAGTCGGTATGCATTGTGCACATCTGCTCCTTGCAAAACAATAAAGAATAAGCCTGGCAAAACCAGTTGCAAATGCACTGTAGAAAACGGCTACAACTTTGCGACCAAGTCTTGCAAAAGATTAAAGGCGCATAAAACCAAGACAGGAACACGTCGCATTTACTCTACCTTTTCCATTAATGAGATGAACGATGGCAAAAGAATCACAGAATGCCCCAAGAAATACGAATGGTCTGATTGCTTGAACCACAAATGCGTTATTGATTCCAAGAATTCCAAAAAGGCAATTTGTGAGTGCACATTAAGAAAATCTAATAAAAATTGGTTTACCATGGGTGCAAATAATAATAAAAACTTCTGCGGTAAAAGCAAATGGTCCGGAGCTCACAAGGCAGATTTTTACAACACGCGAAAATTCTGGAACAGTTATTTTGCAAAGAAATCACACACCAATGAAAAAATGATTGGAAATCCTAAGAATTTTATAAATAAGTTAAAATAACAAACAAAAACCATTTAAAATTAAAAATATTGTATAATTATGCAGATAGGTAAGCATAATTATAATATAAATGAAGAATGCTATGTAGCAGGAGATATTGGAGCAAATCCTATGGGCTATCCTCGTTTGTCTAGTTTTAATAATGCTTACATTAATTGTAAAACTGGTATGTCTTTGAAATATCCAGAATATCATTTTAATTTTAAACAAGTTCAATATAATAAATATGATTCTGGATTGGCAAGTATTTACAAGTTAATAATAACAAAAAATATATAATACGCAGAATTTTTCACACTTCTATTTACGAAAAAATTGAAAACCTTTTTTATTGGCAAAAATTAAACAATCCAAAACAATCCACAATTCAAAATGATGGAAAGACTATGGCAAGTAATGGGTAAGCTGAAGGAAGCACCAAAAGAAAAAAGGTTCAATGATACTTGGACAGAAAATACGGTAATATTGACGGACAAACCAGTGTCAGCAAATTACGCAAGAATATATCACATCATCAAAAGCAAAAATCCATTGGTCACGTACATAGGACCAGTTGCAAAATACTTAATTTGTGAGTCTTGTTATAATGGGAAGAAGGAAGGTTTTAGTGCCGCATGTTGCACAAATCCTAAAAGACCAGAGGAGGCTGACCTTTCCAAATTAGACATTCCCAGTGGCACTATTTTGTTGGTTGTTATTAACGTAAATGGCGTAAATTATGAAAAGAAAACAAAGTTTATTAGTGTGTCAAAAGAATCGTGGTATGAGTGGAAAAGAAAGGACGGAAATCCTCTGTATTTTAACAAATTATTTATGGACGGGCTTTTTGAACATGAGAGAGAGGCGTTGGATTTTAGATATTGATAAAAAATTGATTCGTTTCTTTTAACTTTAATGACTGTAAAGAACTTGAGCAAAATGTCAGACATTGAAGTTATTAGCGCAAAACTGGACGATTTTATTAGTAAAACAAACCCCACAAAAACGGTTGGGGAATTTTATATATCTATTGCCGATTTAATAGATGGAAAAGAGGTATATAACAAAATGCAGGCTAGAAGTGAGCCTAGTTACAATATCTTTGGATCAGATGGATATAGTAGTTATTCTTTATACAAGTCAAGTGCAGAAAAAATATATTTATGCGAAATTGATTGCCAGAGTCCCTCCAAATATATAGAAATAACCAGTGCAAATATGTTATATACAGAATAAAAAACAAAAATTACAAATATCTTTTATAAGGAGAAAAAAATTGAAAACTTTTTTGGTAAACCATCTAATCGTAAAAACACATCAAATCGGATAGAAATCAGAATGCCATCGGTCAAAGAATATAGAATGAGACTTGGTGATGCCAAAGTTGACGCAATAGCAAAACAAACTCGAATTGAGTTTGGTTGTGACGTGGAAGATATTAGACCAATCAAAACGGAAGACACAATCCAATTGGGAGACACAAAAGCATGGGTTCCTGTTCCAGACCGCATCACAATTGAGGAACTATTTAAGAAGGCAGGATTTACTCGGACCACGTTTACCGGGAAAGGTCCAGAATTGCACAATGTTTTATGTCTTGGAGAAAAAGACGGCACCAAGTGGGACTACTATGACTTCGCTGACTGCGAGTCTTATAATAATAGTAGTAAATACATTGAGGGAGGACGCGTGATTGTAAGGTTCGGCAATCTGAGCCGCGACGACTTTTATTTTGTGAAGCGTGAGTTGGGCAATTATTATAAGTATGAGTTGACGATACAGGGCAAAAAAATGCACCTTGTTGTTTCGCATTGTGACTACCTAAAACTTGTGTCCGAAGACCGCGAGTATCTTGAAACGTTGCCGAAAGTGTCTATATAAAAAATTAAAAGAAGCATTTTGCAAATGGCTTACAATAAATACATCTACTACATTTTTTATCGTCGCGTTTTTCTACGATTTCGTCTACACTTTTTGTTTTTTTTAGAGCGCAGATAATTGAGCTTTCCTCCCTTTTTTTCAACGCATGTTAATTCATTTATTGTTTTATCAAATACTATTTTTGCATTTTCTATATTAGCATCATTTAATTCAATCGTTACCTCAAGTGCTCCATGTTTTTCTACATACTCGCTAAACTCTTTATATGTGGAAAATTGTATCCCATCATCGCGACCTTTTGCATTAAAATATTTTATCAATATATAAGCACGAGCA